GATGCAAGGTATTGCAGCCAAACTTCAGATGAGAGCAACGTGGATGGCTAATGTCGATAAAAGTAGTAGAGAAAAAAAGAATATCTACTATACCGCAGCGGCAGAGATAGATAAGGTTGTTGCAGCATTAAAGTTCTTGCTAAAGTAGGGTACAATTATGTTTTACAAACAAAGGAAAATAATGGCTAAAAACTTTTTAAAGCAGGTAATGGACAAGCAGCCAGAAGGAGCAATAGACACTAAGGCGTTTATCCAAAAAATTGAGTCAGGTTATATCGCAGGAAGAGGGGAGCCAGAATTCAAAAAGAAAAAGACTTTCAGCCCATCCTCTCTTGTGTATGGTAATGGTGCATGTGCTAGGTATTGGTGGCTAGCCTTTACTGGAACAGAGTTTGTTAATGACCATGATCCATATGCTGTAGCAAATATGAGTTCTGGAACAATGAGTCATGAAAGAATTCAAAAGGCAATTGAAGATGCAGGCATGATGGTTGAGAAAGAAAAAAGAATCATCACTCAAGATCCACCAATCTTTGGCTTTGCTGATGCCGTGGTTCAGTGGGGAGAAGAGCAACCAGTAGTAGAAATTAAGACAATGAGAGATGAGGCATTTTCATATAGAAAGTATGCAAAGCCTCCTTCATACCACTTGATGCAGTTAGTCATCTACATGAAGGTTCTTGGAAAGAAGATGGGAATTCTTCTTTATGAAAATAAAAACTCTCACGAACTTCATGCTATTACGGTTGAAGTAAATGATGAACTAAAAGAATGGGCAGACTATGCTTTTGACTGGATGAAAAAGGTTCGTTCACAATGGGAGAATGAAGAGATTCCTCAGAAGACCTATAGGTCTAATTCAAAAGTATGCAAGGGGTGTCCTGTATCAGCAGCATGTGCCCTTGCTCCAAAAGGTAAAGATAAGATCGAACCCTTGGAGTATCTTGCATGAAAACTTGCGACTGGTGTGGCAATAACTTTGTGCCAAATGTTAATTATCAAATTTATTGCTCATCAGAATGCAGGGACTTATCTACTAAGGAAAAGGTAAGCGAAAGATATAAAAATAAAAAAAGACAGTCTTTCATGGGTAAGAAAAGATATTGTTCTACTGGATGCGGAACAATCCTATCTATTTATAATTCAAAGAAACGCTGTAGCCAATGCAGTATCGATGTAAATAAAATCGATAAGGCATTGAAACAACTTAAGGGAATAATAGATTATGAAAGAATTGACGATTAGACCAAAGTCATTCTGCTCTATTGATGCAAGCACCAATAGTTTAGCCTTTGCATACTTCTATGAAGAAAAATTAAAAAGTTATGGAAAGATAAAATATTTTGGAAGCGACATCTATGAAAAAATCATTGATACTGCATACAAAACAAAAGCATTTTTTGAAAATTTTGAGGATGTAGAGCACATGGTTATAGAGCAAGTGATCTATATGAATTCACCAAAGACTGCTGCTAACCTTGCCATGAGTCATGGTGCGCTTGTTGCTGCCGCTGGAATAGCAGGTATTAATCACGTTGCAAGTGTAAGCCCAATGCAATGGCAGAACTGGTCAGGAAATAAAAGATTAACGGCAGAAGAAAAAGAAAAAATTCGTAATACAAATCCAGATAAATCTGCATCATGGTACAAGACTCAAGAGAGGTTATTCCGTAAACAAAAGACAATAAAGTTTGTTAATGAAAAATTTAATGTCAAGATTGATGATGATGATGTTGCAGATGCAGTATGCATTGGTGCGTGGAGTATTGACAATTGGGGTAAGGTGTTCTAGAATATGGCTAAGAACGTTGGCCTCCATCATTCAGAGGCATACTTAAAGAAAAGATTGCACATAGATAAGAAAAGCCCAGAGGAGATTGCAAAAGAATGCAACGTGAGTCTACAGATAATATACAGACAGATGAAAAAATTTGGACTAAAAAAGTGAAGGATATGGTAAACCATCCACCCCACTACACCTCAGATCCATCTGGTGTGGAGTGCATACAGATCACTCGTCATAGAAATTTTAATGTTGGCAACGCCATTAAATATCTATGGAGAGCAGGTATGAAGGATGATGCTAAACAGATTGAAGATCTAAAAAAAGCCATATTCTATATCAATGATGAGATTAATAGATTACAAAATCATAACAATAATGTGTGACACATCCCACAACTATTAAAAAACGATGGCAATGGAGCATATTTTATGTTATGCTAGATAACTGTTGCCGCCGCAAGGAGGAATCAAATGACGAAAACGAAACTGGTAGGAGGAATTATGGCTAGCATTATGACAGTAACTTTGGTTACCGCTTCTGCTAATGCTGCTTCAACCGAACAGGTGTATGCTAAGTCAAATGCACCTATTGCGACGGAGGCTTTTATGAATAAGCCTGTCGTGAAGATGGCTGTTCAAAAGCCAAAGAATACCTGTAAAAACTGGCTCGTTAGGGAACTAAAGAAGGCAGGATTTAAGGGAAGAGGATTGAAGATTGCTTGGTCTATTGCAATGAGAGAAAGTGGAGGAAGGGCAGATGCCATTTCCTCTACTGGAGACTATGGTGTTTTTCAATTCAATCGCGCAGCGTGGGGAGGGCAGCCTTGGTGGAACACATCAAAGATGCTCACACGCAACTACAATATCATGATTGCTTATAGCATTTCGCAGCATGGTAAGACCTTTTATCCTTGGGATATTGATGGTCGTGGAAATCACAAGGGCGCATATACATCTGCGTCTGTATACAATAAGTACAAGTCGTGGTACAACAAATATCCGACAAACTGTAAGTAGCATTTGGCAGGGTAGGAAAACCAATTCAACTAGGTGGCAACAATCCTACCCTGCCACTGCTATACTAGTGGCACTATGACAGACATTATTGAACACATGGAGGAAGTTAACCGTGTAGCCGCTGAATACATCAAGGGGTTTAACGAGACTGAGATCTCCAAAGAATTAGATATACCAAGGGCTAGAGTATCCTCTCTTCTTAGAGAGTGGAAGACGATGGCCTCTAACTCAGAAGCCGTCAGATCAAGGGCAAGAGAAGCCCTTGCTGGAGCAGATCAACATTACAGTAAGTTAATTAAGCAAGCCTATGAAGTTATCGAAGATGCAAATACTCAAGGAAGCCTGTCTGCAAAGACTGCTGCAATAAAACTTATCCTTGATATTGAAACTAAAAGAATAGATATGCTTCAAAAAGCAGGACTTCTTGAAAATAAGGAATTATCAGATCAACTTCTAGAAACAGAAAGAAAGCAAGAACTTCTAATGAAGGTTCTGATAGAGGTATCAGGGAAATGCCCTACATGCAAGTTAAAGGTTCTTAGTCGTCTTTCAGAGGTTTCTGGTCCCAACGATGAGGCGGTAGTTATTCATGAACATTGATCTGTCAGAATTTCTTAGTGCTCTTGATGAATCTCCTTTTGAGGAGAACCCAGTAGACCTAGATACATTCCTTCATGATACTCAATACTTAGATCAGCCAGAACTATCACAGATTCAGAGAGATCTGGTAGAGGCCATGAGTCAGATATATAAAGAAGAAGATCTTATTAGATTTATGGGGTATGACGCAGGAAAAGCCCACTTTAAAAAGTATACTAAAGCAGAGGTTCTGCTTCAATTAGGCAAGGGATCTGGTAAGGATCATACTTCTACTATCGGCTGCGCCTATCTTGTATATAAATTACTTTGTCTTAAAGATCCTGCAAGATATTTTGGTAAGCCACCTGGTGATGCTATTGATATTATCAATGTTGCTGTCAATGCTCAGCAGGCAAAGAACGTATTCTTTAAAGGATTTAAAAATAAGATTGCTCGTTCCCCTTGGTTCGCAGGTAAGTATGATGCTAAGGCTGATAGTATTGAATTTGATAGAGCCATCACAGTGTATTCTGGTCACTCTGAAAGAGAAGGACACGAAGGTCTTAATCTTATTCTAGCAATCCTTGATGAGATTTCTGGATTCGCTCAAGACTCTGCATCAGGAAATGAAAATGCAAAAACTGGTGATGCTATATATAAAGCATTCCGTGCTTCAGTGGACTCTCGCTTTCCAGATTTTGGTAAGGTCATCCTTCTCTCCTTTCCTCGTTATCCAGGAGACTTTATCTCTAAGAGATATGATGAGGTAGTTGCTGAAAAAGATGTTGAGCACAAATCACATACCTTTGTTATTAATGAAGAATTGCCTCATGACTCAATAGATAATCAATTTACTATTGAATGGACAGAAGATCATATATTATCTTATAAATATCCAGGGGTCTACGCAATCAAGCGTCCAACGTGGGATGCAAACCCAACAAGAAGAATCGAAGACTTCAAGATAGCCTTCATGACTGATAATGCTGATGCTATGCAGCGTTTTGCATGTATGCCATCGTTCTCATCAGATTCATTCTTTAAGGACAAGAGCGTTCTTGAGAGAGCCATGTCACTACATAACCCCATAGATCAGTTCAAGAGGGTAGAGCCAGTATGGCAGCCACAAGAAGGTATCAGATATTATGTCCATGCTGACCTTGCTCAAAAACATGATAAGTGTGCGGTTGCTATCGCACATGTGGATAAATGGGTTCAGGTAAGAACCTTTAATGACTATACTCAGATTCATCCATTTATTATTGTGGATGCAATTGTTTGGTGGGAGCCAAGAAAAGAAGGTCCAGTTAACTTATCAGAAGTAAAGGATTGGATTGTAGATCTCCGTAGACAAGGATTCAGTCTAGGTCTTGTAACCTTTGACAGGTGGCAATCATTTGACATTCAACAAGAACTTCAGTCTGTAGGAATAAAAACAGATACTCTTTCTGTTGGTAAAAAGCATTATGAGGATCTTGCAATGCTCTATTACGAGAATCGTGTAATGATGCCCCACATAGATATTCTCTTACAAGAAATGAGCGAGTTAAGGATCGTAAGCGATAAGAAGGTCGATCACCCTAGAAAAGGCTCTAAGGATCTCTCAGATGCCGTTACAGGGGCAGTATATAATGCAATAGCGCACACTCCTCGCAATCTTAACCAAGAAATTGAGATTCATGATTGGAAATCAATAAATAAAAAGCATACAGTAGATGCTAATGAAGACAATAAGCGGTGGGAACCAAAAGAAATGTCAGATGATATTGCTGACTTTCTTGACTCATTTAATATGCTGTAGTATAATTTTCATATCAGAAAGGTAACAAAATGGTCATATCGTTTTTAATTGCTACATTGATATTGTTTTTAATGAACTTAATGATATCTTTCATCTCAATTGCACAGCAATACGGTAAAGATGTTGTTATTAATCCATTTCAAATGATGACATTAGGACTAATCCTCATAATGATTACTTGGAATATCTTTGCAATAGTTTATAATTAAAATTAATGGGCAGGTAGCCAAGTGGTAAAGGCGTCCGTCTTATATACGGAAGATGCGTGGGTTCAATCCCCACCCTGCCTACAAATAGTTGTATAATTATACAAAGGAGTTGATCAAATGCCTTGGAATGTGCAGAGAGCAGGATCAAAATATGAAGTTGTGCAAAGTCAGACTGGAAGAGTAGTAGGAACTCATTCAACAAGAGAGCAAGCAAATGCACAACTAGCAGCACTACATGCAAATGTTCATGAGTCAAGTAAATCAAGTGGTTTTTCATCAGAACCCTATCCAGATCGTAATTCAGCATATGATATTGCAAGCATTGCATATTCAGCACCAAGAGGAATATCGAATGTTGATGCAACAAATAGACTAAAAGAAATGATAAGCGGAAAGACAAATCCAAAACAAGAAGAAAAAGCAGAGCAGCCAGTCAAAAATACATGGATGGGACAGTTTTTTCCAAGGAGGATGTAATGTTATACATACTATTAATTATTCCGTGGGCATTGACAGTAGCATTACTATCATATATAATAGTAAAAAATAATAATAAGGATTTAGAAGAAGAATATGATGATGTTGGTGTTGAGGATGAAGATAATCATCACATAATTCGTGCTGCCATTTATGATAGCAAAGCATTTTGGGTACACGACAATATATTCTATGAATCAGATGTTATTAGAGAGCCAGATTGGTCTACAGCAAAGCCAATCGATACAATGAAGTTATCACAGAAATCATTGAGCAATTTATTAAAAATTCTTGATGATCTAAAAGAAAATGAAAAGGAAGAAAGATGAACATAGTGGTGCAAGGAACAAAGAACTTTATTGAATACAATGTATTCATGCGTGCGATGGGTGTTGCCTTATCATCTATTGCTGATGATGAGGAGTTCAATGTATATACCCTTGGTCCATCACAAATAAATTCATTTACATCAGAATTCTGTAACATGTCAGAAGAAGGACTGAAGCGAAGAGGGATTAAAGTAAAATTCTTCAAAGTTCCTTCATCTTTTGTTGAAAAGAATGCTAACATGTTTAACTACTTTGCCTTTCTTTCTACCCCAAATGAGCGACCGTCAAGTTTGGTCGCATACATGGATCTTATGGGAGTGGAAACAGGCATCTTTAGATATTAGGATGTGACATGCTCTCAAAAAGAGATACTGCATACCTAAGTGTTGCCAGATACTGTGCAGCAAAGTCAGTTGCTAGGAATACTCATGGAGCCGTTGTTGTTAAGGGCGGTAGAGTTCTAGGAATTGGATGGAATAAGAATAGAAATAATCCCACAAAGGTTTCTCCAGAACACATTAAGACTGAATGTTCCTATCACGCAGAAGAGGTTGCAATTCGTGAAGCAGGAAAGAACAACGTTCGTGGAGCAATCATTTATGTGGCAAGAATAAGTAAGAATGGCAGCGATAGAGATAGCAAGCCTTGTTCAAATTGCGCCGCGCTCATTGAGCGGGTAGGAATAAAGCGAGTCGTCTTTACATCTCAATAGGAGAATATAATGATTGTAACTAGTCTAGAACAAATGGAAAGCATTGTTTCATCTAGAAGTGATTTGTCTTGGAATGGCTGGGATGTCGTCAAGCACACTGAAAGCAGTAACGCACTTTATTCAGTTGATGGAGAGTTTAAGGGTGGGAAATGGATGAAAAAGAAGGTATTCCCACTCACTGAAACTGGGTGGAGTCTTCCAAGTATGACAGGGACAAGCCATGCCAAGTTGGAAAAATGAAGCCAAGTGCTTAGGCAAAGATACAAACCTATTCTTTGATAGATATGCAGATGATCCTACAGTAGCAAAAAAAGTAGACAGGTTCTGTCAGTCATGCAAAATGAATAGGACGTGCTTTTCTGTAGGATTTTCTGGCAAGGAATGGGGAGTATGGGGGGGAGTCTATCTAAAGGATGGTAAAATAGATAAAGAACTAAACTCTCATAAGACCAAGGAAGATTGGTCTAATACTTGGGAATCTTTAACTATGGAGACAGATTAATGTATACACTTGAAATGATGAAAGCAGTTAGAACGCTATCACCACCAA